AAGCCTTTATTACATTGAATTCTCTTTCAAGCATTTCGATAATATCACCGCTTTCGTCACCAACTTTCAAATGGGCTTCTGTCAATAGGGTTTTTCGGGCTTCACCGCTTATTGCTCCAAGACCTTTCATGTTTTCCATTGACAAGTTAGGTAACTGCAATTCCTCTTCAACATTCTGTTTTAGAGTTGATATGTGGAACTTTTGCGCTTCAATCTGTTGTTCCCAAGTTGCATACTTCACACTACCTGCACCCTTTATTTGATACACTTCTCTTGCCAATGTACCTTCGGGAACTTTAGACTCACCAATTAAGTCACCCTCAACAACAAGTATCGGAGCAGCGTTTTTCTTGATAATATCGCTACTTCTCGAAAGTGTAAACTCAATTTCCTGTGTAGATGTAGTTGAGTCTTCCCAAATAGGGATTGGGCGGGACATGTAACCTGCAGGTATTTTCTCGATTGAAATTAGCGAAGGGTCTGAAACTTCCGACCATTCACCGTCAATTTGTTTCCAAACAAACTTTGCAGTTTTAGTATAGGTTTCAAAATAGGTTACTTCTTTATTGTCTTCGGTGATAACGTACTCAAAACTAAGTGCAATCAAATCACCGAAACGGTCTTTCAATGGATATATTGAAGACTGTTCAATTCTCGAAAACTTCTCTTCCATTGGTGAGTAAGACCGACAACGTAGTTTCCACTTTGTTTCAAATCCGTAAAGGTTATGCACTTCTGTAGGGACAACATACCAAATAGTAGCAATTTCGCAAGCTGCAAAATAAGCATGCATTCTCTTGCTGTTTACGGCATTTATTCGGGCTTCCTTGTAGATTGCTTCAATCGCCTTTGATTGTTCGATTTTGGTCTTGTCTGTACCTGTGACATATACTCTCTTTACAGGGATAGAGAAAGCCATTTGTGTCATTCGTTTTACTGATAGCTTTTGCAATCCGTAAGTAATACGAGCAACCTTGTCTATTTTACCGTTAGCTCTGCGCTTATCAGGACGTAAGGTTTTGTTTGTTACAATCTCGTGGCGTGTTGGGTCGTACTCTTTTGAAGAGTTAGCCCATGACCGAACAATTACAGTCTTTACTTTCAGGTCTGCAATTATTTTCGCAATATCCCGGTCTTTTGTAAAAATCTCGATTAGAGTCATAATTTTTATTTAGTGATATGAATTTTCTTACAGTTTCTACATTCACCGTTTTCGTTAGGACGGTTTGAATAACAAATCGGTTCGGGCTTGAATGCCTGTTTTAGATATGCAACAGCACGAACTTTGTTTTCGGTTGGTTCAACTTCATTTATAGCCAAATTACCTGTTATCTCAGAGCCACCACTAATGGCTGATTTAAGGTAAGATACAGCATTCGCAACGGTTGTAGTTTCTACAGCTTTGGGCAATTTCTTTTCTTTTTTCATATGATTAGTTTTTATAATAAGTCTGCTAGTAAATCGTCATCTGACATTTGCAATCCTAAGCCGGTAGGATAAAAAGTATTTGCAAGCGGGTCGAAATAATCGGTGGATCGCTTTATTCTTTTTTTGATGTCTTCTTTCGGTTCAATGATAATAGAGCCGTTGCTTTGAAATTTCCACTTTATCTCTGTGGCTTCCTCAGTCAGTTTGTCGCATGGTGGCAAGCATGGTAGAAACTTATTCTTTGGGTCGAGCCAATCCCTTACACACCAATATAAATACGCTCTCATGTTGGCAAATGTGTAAACTCCTGTAATGTCGTTCATGTCGTTTGCTCCTTCTGAAAACTTACACGAAACAGCATTGAATAAACCTAATTCGATAAGCCTAGAGAAAACACCTGCACCCTCTCCGATGGTATCAATAAAGGCATAAGTACCCTTTTTCCCAAGTGGAGCAACCAACATCCCTGCAACGTGCATGTGGTCGGCTTTTCCTGCTGATTGGTGCGAATCAAATCTGTCTACATAATTATCAAACCGATGGCAAAGAACACTTTCATCTCTACCCATTCCTGCAACGTCAACACCAATCCGAACAGGAACATTTGGGAACGAACCTGTATCTTTGTAAAGCTGCCAACGTTCATTTGCTAAAGCAATCCATTCGTAAGGGATAAGGTTGTCTTCCGATATTCTAGGGAACATTCCCAAAACCTTTACTCTGAATAAATCATTTGGTCGGTAAACCTTTTTTTCAAAGTGGAAATCTCCTTCACCCTCATTCAATTCACTTTCAGAGATAGGTGAACACCAACTCTCAACCTTATCTTTTATCCAATTGTAATCGACCTGCCCTGTGATTGTTACTTTCTTATTGACTACATTTTCAGCATGTAATGAATTTAATCTAAACTTTTTAAAACGTGCTGACTTCATGCTTTTAGCTGCATAGCCTGTCGTAATGTTAGGATTGAATACAAGTAGTAATCTTGAATTACCTTGCAAGTTCCCTTCAATGGCCGAGTAGGTCAACTCTGAAATGCCTGTTGCTTCCGTTACTGCGAACATTGTGTTTACTGCGTGGAAACCGGACCATGCTTCTGCATTATTATCATCAGCCTTAAATCCTGTCAAAAACCACTCTTCATAGTCTGTTCTAATATCTCCGGCAACTACACGCCCAGGAAGGCAACCCGCATTTCTCAAAAGTCTTCTAACTTCGGGAACCATGATATTAGTAACCTGTCTACCTGTTGGGGCTGTCATTGCAACTTTTGTATTCTCAATCAGATTGCCGTCTTCATTCCATTTAGGGGTAAGGTAAAAGAAACATAAACAGGCACATGCTGCAACAAAGTCTTTACCTCTTGCCGTTCCGCTTGCCACTGTTGTCATTGGGTTGTGTTGTACTGAGCTGATAATCTCCTGTTGTTCCTTATCTAATCGGGCTTTCAGGACTTCACGTACAAATTTATTCCAATCATTTTGCCACGACTTGAATAGAATGATTTTTGCTTCATCATCTTTTGCTTTTTTATCATTCGTTTTCTTAGCCATTATTTAGCAGTTGCAGCTTTCATTAATTCTTCAAATGGGTTGCCGGAAACTTCAACTTCTTGTTTCTCTCTCCACTCTTCGGGTTTTCTATTCTTCATCCAAAATATACAGGCGGTCGTATCAGCAACGATATGCTTCTTAGTCTTACTCACTTCGGTGGTCGTACCTGTACCGTCTTTGTTCACAATAACTTTGGTAGTTGTTTCTTCAACTTCATAGCCTAAAGCTCTGTTATAAAGTGAAGATTCAACTTTTAAGTCAGCATCGTATTTGTTTATTCTCACCAACTTTTTAAACTCAGGGTAATCTCTTATAAGCCTTTTGAGTGTAGTAAGTCCACACCCAAGCCGTAACGCTAACCCTGCGTTGTCTGCTCCATTCCTACAATCAGAAGTAATCGTTTCTTCATGTCCTGCGACATACTTCTGATAAATATCTTCTTTCGGTCTTCCTGTTCTCATTAGTTTTCTTGTGCTTTAATAAGTTGTAGTTGCTCATTGCAAATGTCAATCATTCGACCAAATGCAACTGTATTACTTTTAATGTTGTAAGCCTTCTTAACCTCAGTCATTGTCTTAATGAACTCTTCAAATGAACCTACAACGATATTGCAATTCTCACCAAGCTTTTGCGATTCAAGTTCAGCGAGGACACGCTTTACATCGTTGGTCTTATTCTCAATAAATAAGAACTTCATCTCTGTAAGTTCAATGTCAGCATCACCAATAGAAGCAATCTGCAGCTTTTCAATATCAACGAACTGTAAGCCGTTCAATCCTGAAAACTCTTTAGATTCAATGGTTTTCATCTCTGCGTAAATATCTTGCAACATCTGTACGTCATCCTTACCAACCAAAGCATTATGAGAAAGCTGATAAGCAAGCTGTGTGTCCTTATCTACCTCGTCAATGTATAAGATTAAGATGTATTCGAGATGTGCCTTTATAGAAGCTTTGAGCCTGTGATTACCTGATAAAATCAAGTACTTTCCGTCTGCATTCTGTTTCATACCAAAAGGCAATTGAGATAGAAAGCCGTCATTCGATACATTGTCAACCAATTTGTCCAATGTACCTTTGTCCATGAAGTGAGCATTTTTCTGTAGTGAAAGGCAATCACCTGTAGGACTGACATAAGCCAATTTGTAGGGAGCAATTAAAATGTTGATGTCAGTCAGCTTTTCCCTGATTTCGTCAACGTTCTTTTCGGTTACTTCTTTCTGTAATTCTTGTCCAGCCATAATGAATAGATTTGTTTTAATGTTTGATTTGTAAATTTGCCAACGTACATCAGCTTTCCTTTATCTCTGCGCTCCAATTCGTAAACCCCTCGATACTTCATTGATATTGCGCTCTCAGTGTAGACAGTGGTCTTCAATCCTTCGTAGTAGTTTGCAATCTTTCTTGCAATAACCTTTCGTACTTCTGTGGATCGGGTCAACATGATAAGTAATTTGCTCAGCTTGCCTGTGTCAGTGTTTGCCACAAAATCACTTTGCATGAAAATTAATTCCATAGTTGAAAGCATCTTGCTGAATGAAGTAAAACCGAAAGCCTTACCGTCTGCAAAGAATGCAAGACCCATATCACCGCCTGTCGTATAATTGACCTTGTTAGCCATGTAAAAAGCTTTGAAGTAGTTTATATCATTCACCGAACAAAGTCCTACTGTGATGACCGTACGCTTTGTAAACTCGTAGTTTGCGGGTAATACGGTTAAGGTAGATTGAACCTGCTTTTTATCTCGTTGGAAATAGTACTTCTCTCCTGCAATGGAAGAGTACAAAAACAATGGTTGTTTACCGGCTCCCAAATTCACAACGCCCGATTCCCATTTCATAAGCTCCGGCCACTCTCTGTCTGAGTAAATAATGTTTTCGTCTGCTTCCAACAACTCTTGAAAAATCAAGCTGCCTTCCTTCGGGTCAAACATTTTATATTCTGCTCTCTCGTAATTAAAGGCTTTCTCAACGTAGTCGAACATCTTCTCATAACCTGCCTTGTATGTAGGCTGGAAGCTGATACCCACACCTTTGCCGTTTTTAGCTTTTAGGAAGTCAACGAAGTCGCAGAACTCAAAGCTCTTAATGTTAAAGTCAAACGCACCTTTCTCAAACTTTTCTATAGTCTTCGTATAGTATTGTTCTGATTGACACATCCATGAATCAAAGAACATTCTCTGATAGTCATTCTTCAACGGTGCATAATCAGACAATCTAATTGTGAACATTATCTGAATAAGTTTTTTATACTTTGAATCTTGCCAACTATCAAATAGCACTTTTAGCTCAGGATTGATAACTTCTAGCTCCGTATCTGTTCCTAACATTACATCAGCAATCAATTTTGAATACAAACACACATCATTTGAATGCACATTGTACCCTAGCTTTGACATAATCTTATCTACAGTGAAGTTTCCCGAACAACCAATAAAAACATCTTTCTTATTGTGTGCGGTGTCCTTCATTAAGTCCTGCAATAATATCTTTACCTCCTGCGGAGTCGTTCCTTTAAACATATCCTTTAATTTGCGAATTACACTTTACGAAAAAAAGGACAGCACTGTTTGAAATAGTCCTATCCTTTTTTAATTGTTCTCATTTTTGAGCGGGGTGTGGAATTGAACCACTCATTCACGTTGGGAACGTAACATGCTACCGTAACACTTACCCCGCAGGTACTATACAAACATTGCTGTCTGTGTGTTTATTAAAACCGGAACTTCCATTTTGCCTAACTCCAAAACTTCAATTCCCAATTCTTTAGTAAGCCATAGTGCAACTAAGCTTCTATGACAGAAATCACCTTCTTTCTCATGGCATAACAAAACAATGTTTTTACCTTTTGAAGCAGCGATTAAATCAGCATACACTTTTTGAGCAGATAGCCTTTCCAATCCCTTATTAAATTTTTGTGTGTAGCTAGGTTCTGCATCATTCATATAACCCCATTCAGGATTTAGAACTGCGTATGTGTAGCCATTGAAATACTTTGCACTTAATGCGATTGAGATAGGGAAAAACCCTTTAGCTTGATATTTCTTTACATTCGAAAAATTACCTGTAGCGATTTGCATATTGTAGTTGTTTAATTTGTTTCTATAAAGGTACTCATAATCAACTAATTAACTGCAATATTATACTTAATAAAGCATAACTACAGTAAAATAAAGCTTAGGTACTTACGTCAGGCTTGCGACTTTCTGTTTTCCCTTAATGTCACTCGCATGTGATATTTGCCTTACTTTGTTCTTTCGAGTCGTAAAAGTACACATTCTGTTTGTAATACAATCACTTTTTGCCGAAAACTTTCATTTTTATTGCATAATTGGCATAATTCCACGAAATAAGTGCAGCATCTCGACAGTCTTGATTAGTGCGCTCTTTTATTCCTGTGAAATATGAAAGCTCAGCATGAGTGATTTTGCCATCAGGACCCGCCCAAATCTTTTTAAGTGGGAGTTGTTCGCGAACTTCAATTCCGTAATGGTTACACATTTCAATAATCTTTCGACCTGTTTCATGGTTGGCTCCTGTCTTCCTTGAAATAGCTTCGTTTACATTTCCTGAGTTGGTAACATAAGCCCCTGTCTTTCCATCCTTGTAACCTTTGTGCCAATTGGATTTATTAAGCCAACCCGCTTCAACTATTACAATCAGTGTTTTCTCGTTTTGGGAACAACTCTTTTTAAGCCCTTGTAAGCTCTCCAATAACTTAGGAAATGCCATTGACTGCAAAACAAGTCTTCTATCCTCTGTGTAGAGCCATGCAACACCGCTTGCTATTGTATCGGGGTCTATTCCAATAATCAAATCTTCCTTTGTCATGGTTAAAACGGTAAGTCGCTTCCTTCTCCTGCAGGGGGAACGGGTGGGGGTGTAGGTGAGCCAATCGGATTTGGTTCAGCCTTTAGCTCTGCCGGCACAGAATTTTCAGCTTTTGGACTGAGTAGTTCTAAATACGAAACATTGCAATTCAATCCACATTCTCGCTGTCCGGCTTTCTCAAACATCTTTTTAGAAAGTGCACCTTCAACAAAAACTTTCGTTCCTTTCTTCATGTATTGGACAAGTCCGCTACCCTCTTTTACTTTCTTCAAGCAGGAAATCCACTCAGTCGTTTCGTGCTTTACTCCTTGACCGTCTGTGTAGCTCTCTGTATTTGCAACTGAGAACGCAATGAAGTGCTGACCGTTCCATTCTTTGACTGTAGCATCCTGACCTATATGGCCTGTAACTGTTAATTTCATTATGACATTTTACTTTTTAATTGTTTATAACTATAATTTCCAATTTTTATATTCGTTAGCTGCATCAATTTCATTTACAAACAACCCAAGGTTGTACTTAACTCCCTTGAAACATTTTTGCGCTCTCCATTTTCCTACGTTTGAGCACCAACTAACACCCTTAAATTCAGATGTTTTGTTTTGATTTATTTTAAGGTTTAAATACCATTCTTCAAAAGTCAAATCTTCAATTTTATTCAAGGCTAATTTATATATCTCAGACGCTTCTATTTCATCTTTATAATATCCAAGATGATAGGGGGTGCATCCAACAGTAATACATGAAACCCACTTGCTACTCTTTGATACCCACGTTACTCCTGTATAAATAGAACTCGTTTTTTTATTCATAAATGCTTCCGATATATTTTTTCTGCTTGAAACAATTTCAAAGTTAGAAGCATAATTGTTTTGTTTGTTTTCATCCTTATGGTTTGGAACTAAATCATGTCCGCAAGGAATAAATCCATGAAAAGCAATACACACAAGAACATGAATATCGTATCTTTTGCTTATCCCTAGTTTCGCTAAATTGAAACATAAATACTCACGACCTCTATCTGTTGGTTTCAAAATTCTCTCTTTCACAGTTCTAAATCCATCCCATTTTACGACTTTACGTTCAAGGCTTTTACCTCTTCCAAAACTACTTATTTGATAATACCCCTCAAATTCAGGTAGGTCTTTCCAAACTTCAACTTCTTCTATATCTTCCATAATATTAATCAATAAATCCTTTTTGTTTCAAGTTCCGAGGGTTGCACATCATTTTGGACCCATCATCTAAGTAGACACAAATCTTTCCATTTACTAAGCTGTCAGAGTTCTTTGTTTGACCTGTTAGCCCTGTAGCCGTTGTTACTTTAAATCCACTGTTTGCGCTCATAGTATTTCGTTTTCTCCGTGCAGTTCAAGCTTTGCCACTTTCCCTGATTGCGTTTCAGTAATTCCTTTGAAATCATATTCGCCAGGGAATACGTTTATACAAGCGTGGTCAATTCTCTTTGAATCTGTGATAAGACTTGTTTCATTGTCCTTTACGGTGCAAGATATAAAAACAGCATCGTCGTAAAGTGGGACAAACTTCGTTTCTTCTATTTTAAACATAATTTGAAGTATATTATTAAAATCAGCAGTGTTGCTGAAATTGCTATCTCAATTGAATTATTTAGCCGTTTGTTTCTCATTACCTTTTTCTTTTAAATCCTCAATATTTGCAAAGGTTCTGAACTGAGTATCGAAACCCTGATAATCAATAAAGAAATTCTTTTCTTGGTTTTCGTGAATCATACTCCGGACGTATTCGAGGTATGTTTTTGTGTCCCTATTCAATGCGAATGTCATTGCTGATGCCTTTCCTTTAAATCCCCAACTTTTCATATACTCGTCATATTCGAGCCGTAAGGTGTTGGACATGTTTTGGAGTAAGAAAATTGCACTCTCGTACTTACTCATTTTTTCGGGATCAAACCCTTTAGCAATTAATGCGCTCAAATTCGTTTGTGATATTGCCATGATTATAATTGTTCGTCGTGTGTTGCTGCTAAATTTCGTAATTCCTCTGCTTTGCCAAAGAATTGCGCTTCGTCATACCCGACACACATACCATTTAACTCTCTATTTTTGTTGAAAGCTTTCATTCCTTCTATGTCTGCCTGAACAGCTAAAACTAGGGCTAATCTTTTTATGTCGTAATTTGTCATTTTGCTTATTGTTCAATTGTGAATAACTATGTAGTTTAAGTGAGTAAGGAAATCATCAACAGCGTAAGGACTGAACTTCTGAACTCCGTCGCATACTGTCCAACAGGTACGCTGATTTGCTGTAGCCCATTGAATGTAGGCCTTTGCTTTTGAAAACTCAATCTTCAATGCAAAGAACTCTACATTTGTAAGCTCTTTCTTTTCTCCTGTTGGGTTGATTAATGTTACTGCGTTCATAGCGGTTTTTATTATAAATCTAAAGGAAAAACAGACTCTCCGAAATCTTCAAGTGTGAAAGATTTTGAATACATAAAGTGTTTCCCTATTATACAGCGAGAAATGTTTCCGTTTGATTGGAAATCTACTTTTCTAAGCCAACCTTCACGCCAAACTAAATGTTTTTCCTTTAGTTCTTTCGGCATATAATCAGAACATAACTTATCAGACTCTTCATATTCAGGAATTTCTCTTGAATCTAATGTTGAAATAAATTCTCTTTTTGCTGCTCTAAAATTGTAAGATTTATACCTGAATTTACAACCTGAAATAATTATTTGTTTTAATTCTTCTTGTGTCATCTTAATATCTGAATTTGGTAAGTTGAATTATTGCAATCGGTTTTGATAGGTCCGCTTTGCGAAACCATGCTTTGAAGCTGCTCCAAGATAAACCATCATTGATTGCTACATTTACTATTTTAGTTTCACGTCCATCTATACTGCAAAAACTGCAAATACAACCTTCTGTAAATTCTAGTTTCTGAACTCCAATGCCTGAATCTTTATTGAACTGAGCAATTTCTACAGGTTGGCTGCCGTCATGTTTGGAGTTGTAAGGGCTGCCCGACCACATCCGTAATGATAGGATTGCTTTGCCGGCATTCACTTCGTCAATCTTTCGTTTCCACTCTTCATAAGCGCCTTTCTTGTTTTTGCTGTTTTTGGAGTCAGCTCGGCAAGTATGGAGCTTTGCACTAAAATTATCAGCATTTTCATTTATCAATGCAAGTGATAGGGCAATAGCTATTTTATCTACAAAATACGTTGCTTCACCTGCTCTTGGATGATCGTGGGGGAAACGTGGGGAAACCCAAAGAACATGGGTTTTGATTTTCGGCTGCTTTTTTAGTTTATTCATTACTTCATATATTTTTTCAAATACAGGGGAAACGTCTTTTTGAATCGCATTACTCAAATCGGTAATTGCTACATCTAAATTATCAAAAGACTCTTTAAATTTTAGCATCTTCGCCCCCTTTCACATACCAATTCAGCATGTCTGCAATTGCATTGTGGGAAATCATTTCGATGTATTTGCGTACTGCAGGGGGTCTGTCTGATACTTTTTCAGCGATTAGAATAGTTTCATACGTGATTGAACTAATATTCAGAATGCCGTGTTCTTTCAGATAATTTGCGGGGCTTCTTTTTACCCCTCTAAGATTGGCTACTGACTGAATCCTTTTTGCCAAAAACTCTTTAAGCTTTGGGTCTTCCATTGCTTCCTGTAATGTTTTGAAGTCGGGAATCCTGTTCATCTGAGCAGGGACTACTTTTTTTTCAATGTCCATAATGCTGTTTTTAATTGTTTTTGTTTGCTCTATAAAGATACTAATAAATGTTTGTTATACAATCACTTAAGCCGTTTAATTCATCCCGAAATAGCGATTAGCTGCAAGTTTATCAAAAGAGTAAACTTTTTCATACAAATGTGTTTGAAGTTTTCTAAAATTCATTGAATTGTCAAACTCATTGTGATGCTCCCGACAGCCGATAACTAAATTCTCAGGGTTCAAGTAATGCTCCGGCCATATTGATTTGGGAAGGATATGCATTAAATCATCTGCCACTCTACCGCAAACAGTACACTGCTTTGGTAGTTTTTTTTTGATACCGGCTAAGGTTCTATTTTTAGCTGCCTGTTTATTTGATACTTGTTTCATCCTATCTGATTAAATCCATTCGTAACCACTTCTTTTTTGTATTCAATGCCTTCTTTCGTTTCTCTGCATTGTGTGCTAGGATAGCGTTTTTAATCTGCTCCCTGTTATCTCGTTGCTCGTTTTCCCTTTCTTGCTGCATTCTCTCTCTGTTTCGGTTCAGGGCTGTAATTCGCTCAGCTAGGAACTTGTTTTTTGCCGTCATTATTTTCAAGGGATCAACAATTCCGTAAAACTCTCCAAACTTGCCAAGCTTGTAATTCAGGAAAAACAAAGCCACTTCTGAGATATTCAAATTGTAACAATCGCAATAAAATAAATTAGCTACATCCGTCAACTGCTTGTCGCTCATTTTTTCCTTAACTCCGACGAAATTGTTTAAATCAAAGAACTGAATTTTGAGCCATTCTACAACCTGCTCATTTCCGTAAGTGTGACCGATTAAATTCAAAGAAGGGTATTTCATATTCCAACATTCAACATATCCGGCCCTAAGATTGGCAATCGAATTTTGAATGTCAGGGTTGAACCTAAGAACAAACTGCCCGTAATTGCCCAGGTTCTCTCTGACGAGCGCTATCCTCTGCTGCAAGTCTTTCGATATTTGAGGCAATACGGTTGGCAATGATATTTGGTTTTTCACCAACGTTACTAACTTTCTGTCCATCTGTTTTTTTGTTTATGAGTTGTTTGTTAAGCCATCTTGAAAAGTATGAACGGCTATCTTTTAGGGTTACTTCTGTTACACCTTCACTTCTCTGAGTTGAGAAAAATTCAACTAACCATTCTCTTACCTCAATCAAATCAGGGTTTAAATGATATTTCATTGCATTGTTATTCAACGTAATTTCATCTTTTATCATTTCAGT